AGTGAATAAAACTGCAGTTGAACCTGTTATATTCTCTATTACAAATCTAGAAGAGGTGTTATATATCCAAGTATTAGCAAAAATCTCCTTTTTAGTCTTATCACTATCTGGATTAAGTATCTTTTCACCAACATTCTTAACAGTAATCTTCTCTCCTTCTGAAGATAGTTTAATATCAGAAACAGGAACAAATTTTGATAGAACTCCAGTAATTCTAAATTCTACCTTTTTAGTTACATCACCATCTTCATAACCAAAATATACTTCATCTGATCTTAAATCGTCAGCAACTTTAATTGCATCAACGATATTACTACAACCAAAGAACTGGTTAATGGACTTACTACTATAACTAACTGCTGTGTTAACACCACAAATAACAGTTCCAGTAGCACCAAATCCTATTGTAGAATCTACAGTAATAACAGAAGACCCAACAGATACAGGGTTTATAACCTTTGTTTTACCTGGAATGTTAAATGTACCTTCAATAAGGTCTACATCGTTAAATCCAACAAATAGACCTAATTTATAATAAGTTTTTCCATTTCTAGTAAAAGGTTCAATCTCAGATACAGACGCTCTTGTAGCACTATCAGTAGATTTAATAATAGTTTGCCCTGCTAATGCGTTAACATCGCCTGAAATGACCTCTGCAAGCACTAATTCACGTCTAATGAACTCTGCAGCAGATGGTTTAAGTAGATACTGTTCAAGGTCAACTACCTTTGGAGTAACGTTGTATAATATGTTAAAGAGTATTCTAAATGATTCTTCCGTACCTTTTGATTGGTATAATGAATGAGATTCTTTTATAAAATTGCTAACATCTAAATTTGATACAAATTCAGTATCCTCTAATCCAGGGGTAAGTGTTGATTTTGTCTTTTTATAGAATTCTTTTAGGAATAATGCACTTAAATTATTTACCGTTGCTCCAGAAATATGACTTGTTGCTGAAGTATCACTAAAAACAAGTTCACCAGGATTATCTTCTGCATGATATGTTGTAATTCCACTAAATCCACGAATACAACCAGTAAAACTATTAGTTGTTATACCAGTATAAGTAAAAACTTCATCATCAATCTTAAATAACCCGTATTCAGATGGAAAACCTTTAGTAGTTACAACATCAACAGTTGTTGCAGATACGTCAATTCCAGTAGAAAGAGTAGTTTCTGCTACTATAACTTCAGGAGTTAAATTATCTAACCTTAAATATTGATCTAAGTTATCGGTAATATCAATATTACCACCTTGATATTCTTGAGAAATATAGTATTGCTTTAAAAAATCAACAGCCTTTGGACTCTCTGATAGTAAGAACTCAGGGAGTTGATTATCTATTATTTGCTGTACTTGGACTCTCTTGTCAAATCCTGTAGTTATCATCCTCTTGTTAATGCTCCGTTTGTATAACTTGACGTAACTTTAAATCCAACACCAGATATTTGTTCACCAGAAGTTATAGTGTCTTTAACCATATTTATTGTAGTATTTGACATGTCGAAATTGAGGTATAAATCTGTTAGACCTATAACATCATTTGACTCTGGGAATGCCTGAACCTCAATAATATTGTTTGGTTTAGATGTAGATACAATATTAATAGTTGATAATATAATTTCCCCCTTATTATAATCTACTGTTCCTGCAGATTTAACAACAACAATCTCAGTATCTGTTGTCGTATCTCTTCTAATAACCGATAATGTTCCCATTCCACTACCATCTAAATCACCATTAGAATCTTTATTTGGTATATCAGTTAGATACACAGTACTAGATTGATTTATAATTTTAAATCCAGTACTTTTAATGTTTTTTCCTGCAACATCAATATGGAATTGATTACCAAAACATAATTCATACTGTGCAAATGAATTGGTAAGTGCTTTTAAGTTTCTTCTAATTTTAACTTTAGTAATATTAGATGTTATAGCAGTATCAATATTATCAATTACATTCAATACTTTACTATACTTAAACCTTCCACCAAACTTATTAATATCCTTTGAAGCAGAATAAGTTGTTAAACCATCACTAATTCTAGTCTTTAATGCGGTTGGTGTAGTTGTTTTTGCTGGATTATAATAAACATATGAGTCTAACTCCACATATAGTAGTTTTAGGTCTAAAATTTTCTGATTTATACCAGCTAGAGAGTACTGCTTTAAATCTTCTAAAATCTTCTGTTTATCAAAGTCAGATACAAATTCACCATTTTTTGGTTTAATTGTAAGTAAAACAGTACCAAATTCAGGTGGATCTAACTCTTCACCACCAACAACTGATACAGATTCTGTATTTGGATATACTTGCTGAATTATAGATTCATAATCCCTACTTGTAACCGCCCTGTATTGTGATGAATACAGTCTAGGAGCAAAGTACTTAACTGAATCAACAGACTCAATATTACCACCATTAGAGGCAGCTGAGACTGTTGTGATTAATGGTGTAGAAGATGGTGATATTTTCTGATTAACAGAGTTCGTAACACTACCACCCCATGAGAATAATGCAGGTCCATTACCATCTGCTCCATCAGTAATGATGTAAGATACTGTAATAATTGCATCATTTTCTAATTTTTTACCAAAAACACCATCACCAAACAGTAATTCATACTTTTCGTCTTGAATTTCTTGAATTAAGTAGGTTTCTGACGTAGAATTTATGTTTAATATGTTATCAACACGTTTATATTCTCTTCCAAGACCTGTATCTGCAGAACCTTTAACATAAACACGTATAGTTGAGGTATCAATAAAGGAATTATTCAGTATAAATGTCTGATCTAATGACCCATCTACAGTAAATGTCTTACTTAAATAGGTTCCTTGATAAACTACAATAGGATTTGTTTCTGTTCCAAAGGTTGCAACACCAGAATTAATGGTTGTTGTTATACTTTCAGGTATAGAGAATACATATGAACTATTATTTTGAGCACCAACGCACACTAAACCTGCCTGTAAGGTCAATGTAGGGGATGAACTACTAGTTGCTACATCAAAATGAACAGATGCCTGTGCAGCAGTCCTAGATTTAGGTACATATCCTATATTTCTTGCTAATGAAACAACATTTTCACGTAATGTTGCTGAATCCAAGAAGGATTCATTAACAATCATATTAGAGTTAAATGCTGTAATGTAAGTATTATACGCTAATGTGTCTATTAATACTGAAAAATTAGACCCTTCGTAGTCAAAATCCGTAAAATCAGAGTTCGCACGGATATAATCTTTAATAGAGGTCTTTATTTGATCGAAATCAAGATTTGTAAACTTAGTAAATGGCATATTCTACCTTGTTGCTTCTAACATGAATGTGAATTCTTGAGTTGGAACGTCTTCTCCAACGATTTCAAAGAATACTGTAACCTCAAATTCATTTCTATCGGGTCTTGGAATACATTCAACCTGAATATTATCTATTCTAGGTTCAAAATTCTCCAAAGTTGTGATAATTTCTTCTTTAATAGTGGATGCAGTACCATAATCAACAAAATCAAAGAGTGAATCAGTCACATATGACCCTAAAATGGGGTTAAAGAACCTTTCTGTGGGGATAGTTTGCACTAAATTCCTTACAGATTTTTTAATAGCGTTCTCATTCTTTAGAATTGTTAAATCCTTTGTTACTGGATGAGCATTAAAGGATAAACTAATGTCTTTAAATGATCTTGATATCCTCTTAACAGACATATTAATGTGTTTTCTTGATCTATTTATGTTAAGTTTTTAGAATTTATATCATCATGTGCAATTTCTTGGATTACACGCCTTTTTTCTTCCTTAATTTCGTCAGAATCGGTGTTTTCAGCACCCCAAACAGTCCTTAATTCTTCTTTATCCATTATTTTAGGCTAATAATTGTTATTTAGGCATAAAAAAAGAGGGTGTTAAACCCCCTTTGTTTCATTGATTGCCTCAACTATAATTTGTTTAAGTTCTCGTCGTTTCTTTTTACCTAATCCTGCTCTGGTGTCTATCTGCACCTTTAACCAATAAACAAAGGCAAGTACTAAGATAAACTGGATGCCTTCACCCCATGATAGGTTCCATGCTTCATTAAGATCA